GAAATTATAATTATTATTGAATACAAAATAGTTATTACTAACTGACGTTACGTTAGTTAATGACACATTGTCAACATTAGGATCTGATTTATATTTGTTATAAGTATTAGGTAATGTTTTAAAGTCTTTAGTTAGTAAATTTCTATTAACATCAAAGAAACTAGCACTTAAGTCTGCTATAGTATTTTGCCAAGCACCAGGAGCCTTTAAATGTAATACATCAGAGTTATTTATTAAAATATTTGACGCGCTTGTAGTAGTTCCGATACCGACATTAACATCATTGCTTGTTGTTGCTTTGTTATGTAGAGTAATTTTGTCATTGTCTAAAGTATAACTAAGCCAAGCTCGATTGTCATCGGTAGGAGTAATAAGCGTCCATCTTGCTGGTTTATCTTGTAGACCTGGCGCACTTAAATAATATGTTTCACTATTATATTCTTGAGTTAAAAAAGCTGTATCTCTTTTATTTAAAGTATTGTCAGTTGCTGGTACACTACTAATATGAAATGTAAAGAAAAATTGACTACTTAATGTATTAAATTCTGATGAGTTTACAAATGTAGATTGTATATCATTTAGATCTGTATAATCAGTCTTAAGATATTTATCTCCATGTTTTATTGTTGTAGTAAATGCACTAACAGCATTGGTTGTAAATGGTATATCAAGTTCTGCTATTGTAGATAACGCTTGTAAATTCGTTAAAGTATATTGTGTATTATAATTTGTTTTTTTATCTTTTGGAGCTTCATTAAAATAGTATTGATTTGTAATTAATCCAAAGTTAAAATTCTCTCTATAGCTACGTAGTAATATTGTTGCATCATGTATATGACGATATTCAATTACCGGTAAAGCACGAGTATCAAGAATTCCTACTTTCATTATTAGAACATCCTCACTCCGGAAAATGACGACCCGGTTGCTATTATCGGAGCTGTCTTACCTGCCTTAGTACCAGCACCATATTTTATAAGAACTGTCTGTCCGTTTGTTATTTTCTCAACAAAACTAAAGTCATATATATACTTCCTACTACTTATTGTTCGAGGGTAACTTTTACGTGCCGGTCTACCTTGAACATATACGGTAATTGGTACGTCAGTTGCGGGAATTGCTGATTGTATTTCTATATAAGCATTGAATGATATTGTACTAGTTGTAAATGTTGTAGACGCTGGATATACTATACTAAACGGACTTAACACTAATGTTGCACCATCCTCTATATCCTCATCTGGTCCAATATTTGTATTATTGAATTTAAGATTATTATCATTAATAAGTGTCATATCAGAAGTTACAGATACTTTAAAGTTTACAGATGACGGCAAACCAGCACCGGTACCTAATTTCCGCGCAGGAACAACGATGAGATTGGCAGCGTTTCCATCTGGGACACCATCAGCATCAACACCTCCATACTGACCGCCTTGAACTACAAGATCAGATGGGCGGCCATCTACCCACCGCCAATACTTTTCAAAAGATCCAGTCCTAGCCTGAGTAGACCAAGATTTTATTTTTGTTAAGCGTATTTCTGCTCCGGGTGTAAAGTGTAAGTTTTGTGGTGTTTCTAGGAGAGCTACAATTTCACCTAACCTAGCTAATATATTTTGTATATCGCCTTGGTTCTGTTCTGGTATAGCTGAAATTACTTGTAATGTAGTATATGCAGTGTGATTAAGTTTAGTTAATTCTATACTTCCTTGTAAATCTTCATATGTCGGTTTATGATCAAGATCTGTGTCAATGTGTAGTAGATTATATCCACCAATCTGCTCGAATTTTTTAGTACCAACATTTGTACCTCTACCGGATATTAAATGATAAAAACTAATATTATCAAGACCTATAACGAAGTCTTTAAAGTCTAATAATTTAGTACCGTTATTAGTCTCTATTATTAGTTTATCTGTTTTTAATATCTCACTTCCGACATCTAAATCAGATATATTTACAATTTCGTCTTCTATAGCCATATAATTATTTAGTCATTATTAATAATCTACAAATGCTGTTATTGTACTTATTCCGGTTGTAAGAGTATCACACCCTTGCAAATCATATAAATCTACCATAAAATATCCACCATCTGGTATTGTTGAAACTGATACACCAGACCCTACGTTTGTATAATAAAAGTATTGAGAATCGGCTAATGATGACCTTGTTCCAGTTATATCTAATAACGGTATTGATATTGTTTTTTGATTTAAATTAGAAATCGGAATTCCATCTACTATAGTTACATCTTTAAGTAGATCACCACAGTTCCAATTTAAATACCCACTAAGATGCATAAATGATGAATTCGCAGTAAGAGGTACATAAAGAGCGCTATTGTCTCCAGGTATATATGCTGATAGTCCTGGTAGACCAGCACGGGTTCTATATCTTACAGTAATATTATCATTATTTTTTAGTTTTTTAGCTTTATATATATTTTTAATATGTACTACAATAGCATCTCCTGTATTAGATTCATCTGCATCTACTTGTACATATTCTGTAGTAAACCCGACGTTAAATGTTTCAGCACTAATAGTTTGACTATATGTTAATGTTGGGTCGAATTCGCTTCTTGATATAGTGTCAATATCTATTAAATTTAGTCCTAATACTTCTGGATTTTTATTAATGAAAGTTAATAATAGTTTTTCATCTTCAGAATCTTTTGTATTAAAATAATCAGTATTAATTAAATTAATATCTTCATATGACTCGATACCAGGTTGGCTCATTTTGAAACCGATATCAAGTATATCAATTTCAAGATCGTCTCTATATAAAGTTAAATATACATTTTTTATAGTATTATCAACTGGTTCAGTTTCAAGTACGTGAGTAAATGTATTTGTAGATATAGCGGGTATTGAAGTTGTTACAATTGGTCTATTTATTATTAATTCATCACTACCATCTTTTTCAAAATCGACAATTATTTTATTAATTTTTCTAGTTGCATGATCATCATACCCTGAAAGCCCGGAAAGAGAAAATGTTACATTAGTCGTACCAGTGAGTGACACAGAAAAGGTAGAGAGAGAACTCGTTGTTTGAGGATCTCCAGTAACTGTATATGTATACGTATTCATATTATAACCCTGTTATGTCGACTACATCTCCCATTAGTTTTTTTATCTTTGTCTTTGTGTCTTTAATTCTTTCTCCCCATGTAGCATCAGTTTCAGGTTGTTCATATGTCCAGCCGAATTGTTTCACAGCAGTCATAACACTGACATAGACACAACCATCCAGGCTGTCTACAAACTTAATAAAATAATCAGCTGCTGTTTGGACGGTAACTTTTTCTGGTCGAATTTTAGTTCCCTCTGTATAACTTTGTTGAGGACCTACTGGTATGTCGGCCCGCCAGTAAAGTTGTACACCATCGTTGTCTTTCGTATAGTGAACTTTAAGCTCTTGGGTTGTCATTCGTACACACAAGCCTTCTGGTTCTGGTTCGTCGCCGGGCTTGACCCAGTCAGTGCTAACATTACAATCGTTCCATTTATAGTTTACCCTGTATCCTGAATCTTCATACATTTGTCCTGGTTCCAGCCATATCGCCCCATCATAAATTCTCCTTTGTAGATCTGCCGCGAAACTCTGCGCCTGACTCTGGCCAGTGACCTCCGCATATTGTGCCTTGTTTGCGGTGGCGAGGGGGACGTCAGATAATCCAAGTAAATACATATCACCAGACCGAGTAATGACGGAAATAAGACGCTGGTTTGCGCCTCTAGCTCGATCATGGATCTCTTGGTCTTGTGTGTATGTAGACTCTACACCTAAGGTATAAACACCATCTTCAAAGGTATAAGGTATGGCTCTCGTTCGCCACCAATTAGTTATCCCTATCTTACGAATAACCCCGGGATAGTAATCGCCCTGCTGCGCGCTAGAGAGCGCTTCCCACTCCTCAACTGTTATCTCATCTCCACCGGCATCGCGCGGGATGTATCCTCTAGATACATTGCCAAGTTGTGTAAAAAGGTTGGCGTATGCGGTGTCGGTGAGGGTGTGACCCGAAGACGAAATCGGAAAAATATCAGCTTTTGGCCCGGCCCAACCACGAGCCAAAACTTCAGGAGTAAACTCGTCTTTGTTCGACACCAACAGCGGATGATCCATTGGCCAATATTGATACCAACCCGGTTGGCATTCTGGTGTTTCGGGCCCCGGGCCTTCGGGAATCTGTATCTCTATGATCTCCTTAGTACCAGTAAATTTTTCTTCATACTCCGTCTCTACGGGTGGAAGTATATTACCACATAAATCAATTCTTTCGATAAGAGATTCACGTGTTACTAACATTGTAATATCGACAGGATCTTTAGTAGGAATAGTAACTAAGTCTCTTCTTAAATTAGCAGATGATTCTTCTAAGTATTCTACTGTAGTTGTATTATCTATTTCTGTTGGTATTTTATTTGGTTTACCAATTTTTACTCCTGTTACTTCAAATGAAGATAGTTCAAAATAACTACAATAATTTGATGACGTAAATGATAGTCCAACATTAAGACCTATGTTTAATCCTTGATCTGGGCTTTGTCCGTCAGGATATTTGATTTTGAAAAATTTGTTCTCATATTGTTTTAATCTTGTAACACTATCGTCGCGGGCGAACTCGGCCATGTACGTTTGTCGCGCGCGATCTATTTCTGCCTCGAATGCTCCCGGCCATGCCTCGGTCTCGCCCTGTTGCCGGTTGCGGATAGCCAGGATGTGATGCGCATGAAGTGGAAGGCGTGAATAATCATCATATACTGTAATTACTTCTTTACTATAAAATCCTTTCCACGGACTATACTTTTTTCCAGAGTCATCTTTTACACTATCTAAATCAAATTGTAATATTTTATTATAATCTGTAGCACTAATAAGTTTATTATATACTGTAACTCGTGTGCCTTTATTAGTTAAATCAATTCTATAATCTTGAAAGCTTACATCAGAACCATCACTATTAGATGCATTTTCGTGCATAGGTACAGCACTAGCTGCTACTGTCGACATTGATTGACATGTTAATACTCTTGTAAAAGAACTTCTATTACCTCGGATACCTACTGAACATGGTGCTGTTGTCCAAGTGTCGTTACCACCGCCGCCAGAGAACCATCCCTGTTTACCTTCAGATGTAGTACAATAATCACCTTTTATGTCAAATCCTATTCCTAAAAAGCTGTTTGCTTGAGGTCCTAAATTAACGGTGTAGGGTTCTTTATTAATAACTAACCCATTAACAGAGGTTATTTCTCCACATTCTATAATTGAAACATTATCTATACAACCGTCAAAATCGTTACTTGCTTGGAAGTATACTTGACTTGGAGTCTCTCCACTCGCGGTGAGATTTATTTTATGAATACCATTATCTGTAACACCAGCGGTTTGAGGTAAAAATACTCCATTAATCGTACCTAAAAACACTTTCAAAGTACCAGCAGTACAGTTTATTACAGTTACAGTAACGCTGTAGTTAATACCTAGAACAGTGTTTGCAGATATAAATAGATTATTAATAGCAGGATAATCGGCGTCCCAGTTTGCTGGTGTTGGAGAAAGCCCGTATGGTTGATGTTCGGCGCAGCCGGCGCTGCTTCCGCCCAATTCCCACCCTGATAGTGGAGTATTTCCAGTAGGATTACCACTTGTGTGGTAAGTACCACCTAATTGATCTGAGATAGCAGCCTGCCAATACCAAGGTGCGGATGAATTTTCGAAATCAGCATTATTAATGGCTCGAGGAATAGCGTCAATTGTTTCACTTATTACGTTATCTGCTTGAACATATCCTAATGTACTACCTACTCCTTGAGGTTCGACTTTACTATTAAAAGGATTTTCATAAAAATATACACAGAACCCACTACCAGCACCCGAAAGACCTCCAACATCATCTGTTGTAGTAGCTACATCTATCCATCTAGATGGGTTAGCGTCGTCGTTTGAAGATTGAATTGATCTATAAGCAGTCATTGACGGTACATTAAATGATCTAGCTCTAAAATCAACACGAATATCATGTGCAGGATCAAATGCTGTATATTTAGGATTATATGTAATATAACCTCCTGACCATAAAAATGGATATTGATTCGAGCCTGTAAGACAATCCGTGTCAGAACCTGGACAATAATTTATTAAGTTAAAACCTAAACTATTGTTATGATCCATATGTGTAGGTTTAATATTATAATCTGTTACTCTCTCTGAATAAGCTTTTTCAGTAGGCTTAGCTGTCTCATTCCATCTAAGCTTATTACCACCTATAATCAGATCAGAATTTAAATATCCATTGCTAAAAGTAAAGGGAGGTGTTTTAGTGGATTTATCTTTAGGTATGTAAATTTGAGAATCTAATAAATAAAAATCAGTATCAATATATTGAAAAATATAATTTAAAACTCCAAACCCGTCAGCCGTAGCAGTATACTTTCCGACAAATGTAATGGAATATCTATCTGAACTTTTATTATAATTTATAAGCGGTTTTGTAACATGAGCGAAATTTGTACCATCAGCATAACAATTACTTGGAACTAAGTCGTATAAATCGGTGGTTATGTCTGTAGTAAATGTATTTAAATTTTTAGGATATATTACTGATTGATAATTTGAATCTTTATTTATTTTATAAACAATAGGTAATGCTCCATAAACTATATCTTCTGATCCTTCACATCTTTGTGCAGAAATAGAGCTCACTTTACATACAAACATTTCTTTTGTTTGATCGTTGTAAAATATATCTGATTGTTTAGTTGTGAACATTTAAATTATTTACTAAGTTATTAAGGTTTTCGAACTCGCATCGACTTTAAATACTGTATCTTCAAATTTATATTTTTCAGTTATTGTTTCCGCAGATGTTTGTATGTATATTGTACTTTCTATAATATCAAAATCTACAATAGTATTTGTTGACAATACATTAGATTTTGTGTCACCTATGCTATGTTTATTGAATATGTCCCAAAACACTGCTGATAACGGCTCAACTACTTGTGTAGCTACGTTTCTTATAAAAAGTTCACCAGCGCTTACGTATTGCTGATCGAATAACGGTACTGTTGTATCAGCAAAATTATTAAGAGATGTACTTTCAAATATAGTAGCATTATTTGAATAAATAGCAGTTGTATCTATTGTAAAATAAGGAACTGTTGTTTCTTGAAAGTTCATTGATATTAAATCTGTTCCAGTTCCAGGATGTCCTATAAAAGAACCACAGTCTATAGCAGACACAGCTGAGACAGAACCGCAAGAAAGAGCGTTAGTAAAAATTGTAGTACATGAAAATTCGGTTAACGGTGCTCGGAAGGCTTCTCCACTCGCACCACTACATTTTGTCGTACTACTGGTAATATTAGGCTCGCTGTATATAAAAGTATCATATATTCCAGTAATACTACTGAACAGAGTACCACTAGCTTGATACTCTGCAGCAGATATAGCGCATAGAAGTGGGTTAAAAAATAAACCATCATAATAGTCTGCACTTGTAATACATGTAGTTGCAGTAGTAGTAGCTGGTGTATACCCAGTCCGTGGGTTTCTAGAAACCCAATGGCTGTTACCAGTGTTATGCGATGAATCAGCTTTTCGTTTTGGATATACAGATTTTACAAAATAAAATTCATTACCATAAATATCATTTCTTATTTTTATTCCTGTTTTATTATAAATTAATAAATCATCTAGCCTAGTTGTTTCAGGATATATATTTAAGTCTGCTATAGGATATGTGTCGCTATTTAGCCACATATCATGAGTAGAAGTATCGCTCCAAAAACTTATCGCGTCTTGTTTTTTATTAATTCCTGTAAATGAATAATCTAAGCTATTTTCTTTACTTTGATAACCATAGTTACGTAATAGTTTATTATTATAAACGTTAACTCCAGTATTAAGATTATCATTTTTAAATTGAGCGTTTTTAGCTTTAAATTTTAAGGGTGGTTTTCTTTTTCTATATATATTTCTAAGTATTTTTCCGTCTTGTCGAACAACACCAACACATTTAACACCTGATTCAAATTTAGATGGATCAGGTATAATATATTCAAGACCCCGGAAACTTGATAGCTCTACCGTATAAGTTAAATTGCTTGAATGAAATACAGCTACTCCTGTATTGTAAAAAGATAATTGTTGAGGATATATTTCATTGTGTTTAATATTAACTAATTGTCTAAATGTATTCGGACTGTATCTTTGAGAGAGATTATTTGTCGTATTATCGTGATCAAATAATTTATTTACTTTTTTAGCCGCACTGTTTATATAATAAAGGTCGTTAGAAATATATTTCTTAATTAAATCTCGTTCAATATTAAATCTTAAACTATTAAGATCTTTTTGTTCATTTCTAAAATATCTAATCGGAAGTCTATCATAATTTGAGAATGGTTGATTTATGCCGAGTATACTATTAGGTGAGGTTATATTATTTATTTTGACTTTTAACCCCTTTGAACCAGAATTAATCGTTAACGCTTGACTGATATTAGGTACTTCATCTAAGACTCGCTGACTTATATTTAAAATAAGATTCTTGTCTACTTTGTGCCAGTTATATACAAAATCGTCAGCTGCATATGTATTTAAATTAATAGTAAGATTATTTGCAATTTTCGGTACATTAATATCATCAAAAACAGTATCAGTATTTTCAGTGATAAATTCGCTATTACTAAGCAGCCTTAAAATAAAATTTCTAAGATACTCTGTTATACCAGCTCGTGAGGATTTAAGTTTATTTTTTATTTTAGTAAATCTAAACTCTTCTCTTAAATCACGGATATTTTTTAATTGATCTTGTATTATTACAGAATAATAATGTACTGCTAATTCTAATTCATAAATATTATTAGTATCAATTCGATCAAGAAATCTTACTATGTTATTATCTATTGTGCTAAGATTTATACTTGTTAGGAATTGTGAGTATATTTTTTTAATATACTCATCATCCTTTTCTTGTTTTATTAACTTCTCTTCTTTCCATTCAGTAAGATAATTATTATATAGTAAAGGCAGCTCAGTCGCATTAAAAGAGCTTTCATAATGACTTTTCCATTCTTTATATGATAACGGGGTATGTGTGTGTTGTTGTATCATTATAATTGTAGTCCTTTTCTAATTTGATAGTCTAAATTTTTGAACACTATTCCACCTACTGAGTGCCAATTCGCACTAAGAGATGAAGACGCTCTTGTAATAGTATTGTAATTATTATTATAATCTATAATACTATTTTGTATATTTTCTGCAGATATAATACTATAAGCCGTATATGGGTAAAACTCATAAAATAAATCCAACCCTGATGTACTACTAATAGTAGTGTCTAGCGGCCAGCCCCAATTACTAAAACCACTTAGAACGGGTAAATTATATGCGGATAAATAATATGCGGATAAAACAGGTTCATTAGTATCTACTTCTCCAGCAGCACTTAAGTTTGGAATTTTTTGAGGTTTAATTAAAATATACTCACTATTAAATTTCTGTTTAGCAACAAAAGGAGTTCCAGCGGTAACTGTATAAGTAGAAGAAGTAATTGGATTATTAAAATCTATATTTCTACTTGCAGCTGATGAAGTATAAAATTGTGTATCAAAACTTCTATCATATCGTTCATAATCACCTAGTAGTTTAGAAATCTTTATACTAAATAAGTTATATAATCTTTTTAACTCAGGAGGAGGTTCTGGTATTGATATATCTATATCCTCATTAAAGAGGTCATAGAATGATTCTAAATTTTTAATATTACAAAAATCAATATCACTATTATTCATAGTAAAGTTTGCAATCTTTTCAAAAATTGTTTTACCGAATGTTGTTGGGCTTGAACTAGCTTCACCAACAAATGATGTAAATATACCATCAAATAGTTTATCATATTCAAGCTGTAAAGATTGAAATCTATAACTTTTTAGTATTTGTGAATAATCTACATCTTCGTTAATTTTGTAAATTTCGACATCATTAGTAGATGGAAATACTGTAAAAGTATAAGAACCAGTAATTAGATTAAGATTACTATCAGTACCTATTGATACCGGTCCTAAAGGACCATCAGGATCATGATCAATAATTTGCCCACGGGCAGGATCAGCAGAATTTATAAACGAATCTAATCTTCCAGATACATTTAACGTCCATGTTCCAGCGCTCAGTGGATCAATATTAAGATATAGAAAACTACTTAATTCTGTTTTATTTGATACTGTATTAAATGGTAAATTAGTAGTACATAAACTACTTATATTACTTGTTGTTGTTATGTTACCATCAGTCCAGTCGGCATAAAATTGACGACTATCTATTGAAATATCATCTACTTGACCATTAAAATCTGCGGTTGCTTGTATAAATAATCGCTGTGGTTCGTTATCAGTTGCTTTAACAACTACGGTGTGAGCTTCATTTGCAGATAACCCAGGTCGATGCCATGGTGGAGTTGGGTCAGTAGAACCGAGAAATACTCTTATATGCCCATCTGTACAACTAGATATAGTTAACTTAATTATATACTCATTTCCAAGAGTTGTATTTATATCTTGGTATAAATTATCTAATCCTTCATCGCTACCAGTCCATGTTGAAATTAGTGTATGTGTCGCGGCCCCGGACGACCAATTCCATCCTGATTCACCATCTCCTAGACCACCATCATGACTTTCTCTAATTGAAACATTATCTATATTACCGTTAAAATCATTACTTGCTTGGAAGTAAAGATTTTGTGGATTAGCTCCATCAGCTTTAAGATTTATTTTATGATACGCGTTATCTGTAACATCGGCAGTAGCAGATAAAGGTAATCCATTAGTACTAGTTTTTTGCTCGCCGACAAATGCTGATAAAGTACCAGCAGTACAGCCCGCGACTAGTACCTTAACGGTGTATTTTTTACCTGCAATAGATCCTACGTCTTGATATAAATTATTAACAGAAGGATGAATCCCGTTCCAGTTTGCCGGTGTTGGAGAAAGACCATATAGGTTATGACTAGCGGTACTGCCATTAAGTACCCACCCTGATAAACCAGTAGATTCACTTTGATTTAGTTGATTTGAAATAGCAGCAGTCCAGTCATCAGTGGTAGAGAAATCATTATTATCAACAGTGAGAATATTCGCGGCGATTGTCCATTTTGATGGATCTAAATATGATCCTGATAATGCTGATGAGAAGTCACTATTAAGTAAAGTTATAAAATTATTAATTGGTTCACGGAAAAACTGTGAATAATATTTTCCTATGTTTAGTTTATCATCTGCAAGTGCAACCAATACTTGAAACTTATTGCCTTGTCTTTTATATTGTATAGATGACATTTCTTTCATGCCAGTAGATGTAAAAGATAATCGACTTGTAAACGGCGCTATTACTTTAACTGGTATGCCAATACTATTTCCCACATTTGTATTAATGGTAGATTTATCTTTAATTATAGGTCGTGCTATATCTGCTTCTAAAAAGTTTCGATTACTGTTATTAATATTTGTATCAATATTATCAACATAAAAATTTTTTATTCTATGCCTACTGGTATCTATTCGTATTAATAGATTTACTATAGTGTCTGGTACGTCGTCGTAATAACTAAATTTTATAGGTGAAGGAATTCTAGGAGAAATACTATCAATATATTCATCTGTACTTGAATATAATAGTACAGCTTCATTTTTTTCAGAGTCTTGTTCTGCTGATTCGACTATAGTTGAATCAACACTATTTACATAAAAATAATGTGGATATAATTTTTCCTTTAAACCATAAGCATTATTAATAATTTTATTGTTTTTATCATAAAATGCATTATAAGGTACAACATGAGCGTATTTATTATTAAAATCATACGGTTTTGTTTGACTACCACTTGCAGTGAAAAAGAATGTTTGCGGATCAGCAGGGCTTGGAACATCTTGCCAAGCCGCGGTAGTTTCTAAATTAAATGTTTTATTTTCACCAGCAGTTACATTTCTTGCATTTATACCATCCTGCTCTGTTATATTTCGCGTTTCTACTGCAATAATTGTATTTGCATAATTATATACTGATATTTCTTCTGTAAATGTCGACGGGTATGCATTACTGTCTTTATCATATAAAAATACTGTAACTGTATAAATACCCGGTACGTTATAAATGTGTGTAGTAGTAAATGCATCGCTGCCGCTTAATGTATATCCGTCACCGAAGTCCCATTTTGCAATACTATTAGACACTTTATTTGAAAAAAAAGTTTCAATATCTGGAATACCAGCAAGAGCGGTTACAACGGGAGTTAATGTAAATTTTGATATACGAGTAAACCCTGCATGTGTTGAAGCCGCTGGATGGGCGTCGGCTCCAGTTGGTGTAGTACCAGATGTATTAACTGTTACTGTAAAAGGTACAGGTAGAGTCTTAGGACAATTAATACTTGTTGTTGAAGTGCTCATTAATATTCTACTATAGCTTTACTCGTTGTAACACTTGTAACTTTAATTTTATTTTTTAATATTACATCGTTTTCTATATATGGTATTTGATACGGTTTTAATTTTAAAATAGTGTCAGTGAATTTTATATCTCTTCCGTTATATATTGAATTATAAGTACATAATGATAATCCGGGTATTTCAATAGCGAGATTATCTGTTCTCACGGTCTTAAAATCAATTATACCCTTAATTGCTCCGATATCATTATTTAAATCTCTTACATTAATTGTTCCACCTAATTTTATCTTTTTAATATATGTGGATATAATATTAAACACTTTTGATTTTAAGTCAGCTTCATTTATTAATGTTCTAGCCTCTCTGCGTATGTGTAACTCAGTAGTATCTTTGTAAGCTACATGATTAGGCTCTCCGCTAGCTTTTACTGATAAATCTAAATTTAAATAAACAGGATCAATGAAAGAAATTTCACTATTTAATAATTTATAATCTTCAATTTCAAGTTGAATTTTTTCTTTTAGTGAAGGCGGTAGATAATTAGACCGAGTAACTACGGATTTTTCTTTTCGTAGTTTAGGTACAATGCTTAAGTATATATTATTTGAGTCAGCACTATCGGCGTAATAATATTGATTAAATAATGCATTTGTATCTTCTGTGAAATCAGTTAACCCTAGGTCGTCATTTATATATTTTAAATAATCATTTGTGTAGTCACTATTGTTAAGTACAGTACAATCATATACAAAATTTTTATAATTACGCTCAATAAAACTCTTATAGTCGGCTTTCGTAGTTAATCTATATTCTGAACTAAAGAATCTTGGAGCATTTTGTTTAATTTCTGATACAGTTTCTGGGTCACCGAATTCAGTACTATCTTCTGTGTTAGTTACAGTAATGTTCGGAGATTCCTGAATTGATATGTAATTAAGAGAAGTGTCTTTAACATCTGTAAATATTTCATCGTATTGTGTAGTGTTGTAAATATTTACAGCACTATCTTTTAATGTGTTTTTTGTTACTTTGCCACGTGTTCCAGACGATTTTAAATAATATATAGCTATTGAGTCTCCTAAGTTTACTTTCTTACCATTAATACTATTTCCAAATTTAAGTTCATATTTTCTGTTTTCATTATATGTAACTTCGAACTGTCTGTCATTTGGTTTTGATAAAAACAAACTCGGCGTTCTACTCCATTCATACCATTTATTTTGTTCGTTTACTTCTTTAACGAAAACAAAAATATTAAAATGATCTATTAATACATTATCACCAGGATTTAAATTTATTATTTCATATTTTTCGCCTATAGGAAATAATACTGGATATTCTTGTATACTACCTTCGTATATTAGTGTATTATTAACAGGAGTTACAGTCTCTACTACTGTAGTTGTTTTTTCAAATGTTATGTCCTGTATAATAGTAAATGTTTGTCCGCTATTCGTTATAAAAGCAAATTTTGGGATAGTATAATATCCTTTGCTTAATGCTGCTTTACCAGATACATCAACTGGTAGTATGCAAGTTTGTGAGCCTAACGGTTTATACCCTATTAGCTTTACTATTCGATTTATGTTTTCATATAGTTCGGCATCGGCGAAATTACTCTCTGCACTCGTCTGGTTTAAATAAAATAATAATGTGTGATATGTATATGCAAGTATATCTATAAGAGTAGAAATGTTACTGCCTTCAAAATTTTGATCTGTGAAATTAATTGTCTTGTCGTTGTTAAGACGAGTAACAATTAAATCACGCATACTTTGGGCGTCGAATCCCGTGTATGCGTTTATTGGTAGATCAAATTCTGTTAAATCGGTCCTGGTTGAAGTTGTATACTGACTCATAATTAAATGTAATTAAATGTTCCTTCTGTTAAAATTCCTGTTGTTGTTGCTACTCTATTATCTAGTGAAGGTATAATAATAGTTATACTTATTTCATATTCATTATCATCTGGTTTTGCGATGATAGTAACTGATTCTACTGTTATACGTGGATCATATACAGCCAGTTCTTCATGTATTGTTTTACCAATAACATCTGCATTTTCTTCAGAAATATTATCAAATAAAAACATTTCTAATTCTAGGCCGAATGTAGGGTTTAGAATTTTTTGTCCTTTTCTGGTATTAAAAATATTTCTTATAGAGTTAAAAATAGCATTCTCATCATAACTTAATTTAAGATCTGCAGGATTTTTACCAATACCTACTGGTGTAGAGGGGACGTGGCTGTTAAGATCTAGATCTAATTTCAAATCAGCATAAGAAAATTTACGATAGGCATCCGTTTTTTTCTTATCTTTAAGTATGTCAAGTCTTAGTGCCATGTATAATTATTTAATTTATAAGTGCTTAAAACAATAAATAATTGAAATGAGTAAGTTCGATATATTATTTGAAGAACAAATCGGTGAGTTTACTAGACCCGGTCCAGTAGCTGGAGATTATGTTAAGTTAAAGAGTACTTTTAAAGCATCCGATTGGTATAAAGGCTTAGACGAGTCCCGACAGAATTATGTCCAAGAGATTTTAACTTTAGTTGAACAGGGTAAATATCTTATGCTTTCTACAACTAAACGAGAAGGTTTCGATGTAAGAAGTGCTACTCAACCTGAATCTACAGATACTACTACTTGGAGTATTGCTGATATAGTTGTTGAAGTTAATCCTGGCTTTTTCTCACATACATTAACTATTCCTGTAGAGCTTCTTGAGTTTGATATGTCTTGGGCAGAAGCAAGAGCAACTCGACCTGTTCAAGGTGATCAAGGAGAGGTCGAATTAAAGCCTAAAGATGTAGAAGATAAAGCAATTGATATCGGTCAGCAAACTAAGGTACCTAATGGTGATTATAAGTTAAGTACTGAAAGTTATAATGCCTTAAAGTTGTAAATCAAGTATACAAGAATAGAAGTTGATCTCTTGATCTATACACTGACTATTCTGGTAAAAGTATTTAGAGACTGTAATTAAACAGTCTCTTTTTTTCTCTTGATCTATCTCAACTACATACATATAATCAAACAAATGTTTAAATAGTTCATCATAATCATTATTGAATACGGCTTCGTTATTAATTATATGCTCACGTATTAACATATACTTTTTGCAGCGAAGAAAGTCTAATAACCCGTCAAAAAATTCAACCGAATTAAATACCGAGATATCGGATCCACCAGATAAACAATATTTTTGAAGTGCGTTAATACCTTTCCGGAAATCTGGATAACAACTATCTACAATTCTCGTAAAATCTTCTTTATTAATTTTCAACGCTTCAACTTTAACAATAGATATTAATTTAGTTATATAATCATTTTTATCATAACTAATATCAAATACTTGACATCTACTTTGTAGAGCTGGAATAATCTTATGTTTATAATTTGCTGTAAGTATGAATCTTGTTAAGTCGTGATATTCTTCTATCGAGTTGCGTAGCGCT